TCTTCTGGCAAGCTACGTGGATTTGATATGTACAAGACTAACAACATTGCCGCAACTACTAATGCTGCTGGTAAGTGTCTGGCTGGTCACATTTCATCTACCTGTACTGCTCAGACCATCGTTAATACTGAAGTAATTCGTGATCCAAGCAGCTTTGGTGACATTGTACGTGGCCTCCATGTTTATGGAGCCAAGGTACTGCGTCCAGAAGCTCTGGTATCCGCATTCTACGGTATCGACTAAGATTATCGGGGGTCTGAAATATGGCCCCCTTTAATTTATGGAGAATGTAAATGCCACAAATCGGAAGTGAAAAGAATCCAATAAGATTCAATGTTAATAAAAAAGTAAAGATTCGTTCGCCTTATATGCGGGCAGAAGATAAGAAAAAATTTGATGATAACTACGATAGGATTTTTAGAAATCCTGACAATCCTGTAAATCACAGAGAAAAAGATTAATGGCTACCACATTTCTACAACTGACAAATGAATTGCTAAGAGAGTTGAATGAAGTTGTTTTAACTGCCAATGACTTTTCTTCTGCCGTTGGAATACAGCAACACGCAAAAGACTGTATCAATCGTTCTTATCTAGATATTGTGAACGAAGAACCGCAGTGGCCCTTTCTAGCAACAGGTGAAAGCGGAGCAACAGATCCGTTCTATGGTAATGTTGTTGTAGAAACTACAGCAGGAACTAGGTGGTATGAACTAAAAGCATCTAGCTCTGACATAACAACTGACTATGGCTCGATAGACTGGGATAACTTTTATCTTACAACTATAGGAGTCTCTGGTGAATCAGCACCTTATGTTTCTAAGAATCTAAAGTTTATGACCACAGAAAAGTGGAAAGACTTTAGAAGGGCTATGGAAAATGCTGATGATGCCGATCAAGCTGTAGGTGGTGAGCCTAACCTTGTTATTAGAAGCCCTGACTCACGTAAGTTTGGTTTGAGTCCTATACCGGATAAAACTTATAGGGTTTACTTTTTTGCTTACGATCTACCTACACAGCTATCTGCTCATAGTGACACAATAGTATTTCCTGATATATACAAAACAGTAGTTTTAGCTAAAGCTAGATACTATACACACCAGTTTAAAGACAATGCACAAATGGCTGCATTTGCTTTGGAAGACTACAAGAAAGGTTTAAAAAGTATGAGAGAAAACCTTATAGGTACTGTTCCGACATTTATGTCTGATGACAGAGTTAGGTTCGATTAATCATGCAGGCATTTGGCTTATCTTGTCAAGGTGGACTAAACACCAACTTAAACGAGTTTCAAATGCTTCAGCAGCCGGGGTTTGCTACTGAGCTTCAAAATTTTGAAGTAGATCCTGACGGTGGATATAGGCGTATTAATGGCTTTACTGCATATGGAGGAGATTCCGCAACTAAGCCAAATGGCTCTAATAAAATACTAGGGACATTTCCTTATGCTGATGGAGTTATAGTTACATCTGGCACTAATATTTATTTCAGTAATGATGGTATTACGTGGCTTCAAATAAATCGTTCCTCAGTTGCAGGTGGCGGTGATGACTACGCTTCATTTACTGGACGCTCTACACTAGCTAGAACAGGGCAGGGCCAATGTCAGTTTGTGTTGTTTGAAGGTGCTACCTTTGATTATGGTGAAGTTATTATTGCTGACGGTGCAAATAAACTTTACTCATTTAGAATGGAAGGTAATGGAGCTTTAACCTCTAGAACTTTTTTTGCTGCTGAAATTACAGTTGATGGTTCAAACGGTGTAAAGTATATCACAATACATGATCATCATTTGATTGCTTCAGGAGTAGAAAACAATTTAAATACAATTTACTACAGCGTCTACAATGACCCGGATAACTTTACAGGTTCGGGTGCAGGTTCATTAACCATTTCAGATCAAGTGAAAGGAATTAAAGGATTCCGAACTGATCTTATTGTTTTTGCACAAAATAGTATACATAAGCTAGTAAACATAAATGATTCCGCAAATATACAAATAGATCCTATTGCAGAAAACGTAGGATGCCTTAGCGGATACAGTATTCAAGAAATTGGTGGTGATTTAGTTTTCTTAGCACCAGATGGTATACGAACAGTAGCAGGTACAGCACGTATTGGCGATACTGAGTTAAGCTCAGTGTCAAGACAAATACAAAGTATTATAACTAATATTGCAAATAATATTGATGCTTTTGAAATAAACAGTACGGTAATAAGATCTAAATCACAATACAGGTTATTTTACTCTGGAGTTTCTTCAGCCCCCAGTACTGCTAGAGGAATAATTGGAACATTTAGAGGACAGAGTTTTGAATGGTCTGAAACTGTAGGTATTCAAGCTTTTGGATTAAATTCAGGTTTTGATAAAGATAGTATTGAAAGATATTACCACGGCGATAAAGATGGCTATATTTACAATCACGATGTAGGAAATTCATTTTTATCAGGAGGCTCAGAAGCTAATATAAATGCTAGGTACAAAACACCTAATTTAGATTTTGGTGATGCCGGAACTTTAAAAACTTTGCATTATTTAAAAATGTCTTTTAGTCCTGAAGGAACTATACAGCCTAATCTCAAAGTATCCTTTGATTTTGAAGACTCAACTAAACCTCAACCTGCTGCTTATGTTTTAGATAGTATTCCTTTGCCTACAATATTTGGCTCCGCAGTATTTGGAACAGGTGTGTTTGGTGGTGCTACAGATCCAATGGTAAGACAGGCTCTACAAGGAAGTGGGTATAATGTCTCATTTAAAATATTTAGTGAAGATAAAAAATCACCATACTCAATAAATGGGTTCTATGTAGATTATAGACCTTCTGGTAGGAGATAATAATGGCTACAAGTTACACTAGACAAAGTAGTTTTTCAGATGGCGATACCATCACCGCTGCTTTATTTAATGATGAATTTAATCAACTACTAACAGCTTTTTCGTATGCTTCTAGTGGCACTACGGGTCATAGACATGATGGAACCGCAGGTGAAGGCGGTAACATCCATACTATTGGTGATCAAGACTTTCTTAACAAAATAGTTGTTGATAGCACTAACAATCGCTGGGGAGTTTATGTAGAGGTAAGTGGCTCCGCAGTTGAACAAGTAAGAATCCAAGACGGAGCTATAGTACCTGTTACAGATGATGACATTGATCTTGGTACTAGCTCATTAGAGTTTAAAGACCTATACCTTGATGGTACAGCTAACATTGATTCGTTAGTTGCAGATACGGCTGACATAAATGCTGGAACTATTGATGGGACTACAATTGGTGCTACTAGTGCTAGTACCGGAGCGTTTACAACTCTTACCGCTTCTGGTGATACTACACTTAGCGGTGCTTTATCTGTTGAAGGAAATACCACTCTTGGAAACGCCGCAACAGATACAGTCACGTTTACCGCTGACGTTGCATCAAATATTTTACCCAGTGCTGACAGTACTTACGATCTTGGGGACGGCTCTAATTATTGGGCAAACGCCTATATAGATGCTGTTACTACAACTGGTAATGTATCTATAGGCGGTAACCTTACAGTTACTGGCAACGCTACTATTGCAGGTAATCTTACATTTGGTGATGCTGCAACTGATACTGTAGCTTTTAGTGCTGATGTAGCTTCTGATCTTTTGCCAAGTGTTGATGGTACTTATGACTTAGGTGCTGTAGGTTCTGAGTGGCAAGACTTGTACATAGACGGTACAGCAAACATTGATAGCCTTGTTGCTGACACAGCAGACATCAATGCAGGTACAATTGACAACACAGCCATTGGATCTACGACTGCTTCTACTGGTAACTTTTCTACACTGTCTATTGGCGGTACTGCGATAACTGCTACCGCCGCAGAGCTAAATGCACTTGACGGAATTACGAGTACTGTTGCAGAACTTAACATTCTTGACGGAGTTACAGCGACAGCCGCCGAACTTAATCTTGTAGATGGCTCAAGCGCAGGAACAATTGTAAACAGTAAGGCTGTTGTATATGGAGCAGCCGGAGAAGTCAACGCAACTACACTTCAGCTAAGTGGCACTGCAATCACAGCAACTGCCGCAGAGTTAAATCTGTTAGACGGTGTAACTGCAACTACAACAGAAATAAATTACCTGAGTGGTGTTACTTCTTCTATTCAAACTCAGCTAGATGCTCTACAAGATTCTGACGCAGACTTGACAGCCATTGCAGCTTTGTCAAATGCTGACGGTAACTTTATTGTTGGTAATGGAACTACATGGATTGTTGAGTCTGGAGCTACGGCACGAACCTCACTGGGCTTAGGAAGCCTTGCAACAGCCAGTACAATTTCTAATGATAATTGGTCTGGTACTGATCTTGAAGTTGCTAACGGCGGTACTGGAGCCTCTAGCGCATCAGCCGCCCGAACAAATCTTGGAGTTGCTATAGGCTCTGACGTACTGGCTTACGACAGTAACCTACAGTCTTTTGTAACTACGTTTACGCTTCCTACTACTGACGGTACTAGTGGTCAGGCACTACTTACAGACGCAGCAGGTAACATTACTTTTGGTGATGTAGATGCCCTTCCAACCCAAACAGGTAACAGCGGTTACTACCTGACAACTGATGGTACTAACCCATCTTGGGATAACTTAAAAGCTAGTCCGACATTTAGTGGCACTGTAACCATAAGCGGTACTGAGGCCATTAAGGTTCCTGTTGGTACTACCGCACAGCGTCCCACGCCTGTTCAGGGCATGATTCGTTACAATACAACGGATACAGTCTTTGAAGGCTACGATGGATCTGCTTGGGGTTCTATAGGCGCACAGTACGTTTATACACGTACTAATGCTACAGCTACGGCAGCACAGACTACATTCTCTGCTACATATACAGTAGGCTATGTAGATGTTTATTTGAACGGCGTAAAGCTAATTAATGGTACAGACTTTACAGCCACTAACGGAACTTCAATAGTTCTTGCATCTGGTGCAGCGTCTGGTGATCTTGTAGAGATTATAGCTTTTGAAACTTTTTCTGTTGCAAATGCTTTAACAGCAGGTAACAATCTTTCAGACGTTAATGACGCAGCTACCGCCCGGACTAACTTGGGATTGGCTATAGGTACTGATGTACAAGCGTATGATGCTCAACTAGCGGATGTAGCCGGACTAACGCCAACTGACGGAAACTTTATTGTTGGCAATGGTACTAACTTTGTAGCTGAATCAG